TACGCTATAAAACCAACCAGTCAAATCAGATTTAAACTTGAATGCTGGGATAGTAACGAAATACAATTCATCAACATACCTACATTTATCCAATTGAGACCTATGAATCGCGAATGCTCGCTCGGAGATAAATGGAACTCCAGTCTTCACCTCGACAGTTTTTTTGCCATCGACAAGTAAATCTTTTCTTGAGTCAAACTTATCCAATGAATGTTTCACCACACGATTGTTTTCTGCAAGATAGTTAGCAACATACTTTTCGCCAATTAATCCTAATGCTTCAATCTTTTGTTCTGTTGTCATGTGTTGCATAATATACTACCTTCACTTAAATTCACAGTCAGCCATGGCTTCTGCAAGGAATGCCACGAAATTAACTTCTTGATCAGCAACAAATGCGGATTTGTATTGATACTCTGCAAGCAGAACAATCATTCGAGGAATGGATCTAGGATCCATATGCTCATTGGTTGCATCGAAAATCTTTCGAAACAATGACGTTGGATCATTATCTAAATTCTCTGCAACCCATTTACGCATGGCAGTAAAGTCTTTTTCTTTAAGAGTTTCTACAAGTTTCTTAAAGTTATCTGCTGACATATTTGCAAGAATGCCAGTGTCGATTTTGCCAGTTGCAGCATAACGTTGTAGTTCATTTAGAACTCTACGCCAATCTGGAAAATGTTTTGTAATTAACTCTGCAACAACTCGTTCTTCGTATTCTACTTTTTCTTGTTGTAGAATTCCAAGAACTCGCTTTAGAAACTTTGTTGCAAGTTTAGCACGATTGCCATTTACTATTTTGAACTGGACAACTGAGCACCGACTGTGTAGTGGTGTAATAATTCTGTTGAGAAAATTACAAGTAAGAATAAACCCACAATTAGCAGAAAATTCTTCCATAAAATTTCGCAATGCTGGCTGAGTAGATTGCGGATTAAGATAATCTGCCTCATCAAGAATGACATACTTTCTTCCACCAGTAAATGAAACTGAAGAAGCAAAGTTTTTAATTTCGTTTCTAAGTGTGTCAATATTTCCATTCATCGATCCATTAATTACAATGTATGTACACCCAATCTCTTCAAGCATTGCTTTTGCTACTGTAGTCTTACCTACACCAGGACCGCCAGCAAGAATTAGATTGGGAACGCTTTTATCGTCAACAAATTTCTGAAATGCAGTTTTAAGATCTTGTGGAAGAATTGTATCTTCCACAGTCTTTGGTCGATACTTCTCGACCCAGAGAAAATCTTCTAACATAGTTCGCCTTATTCATAGTATAAAAAAGCATGATAGCACAATCTAGACTATCATGCAAAAGAGGCATCACTTACCAGTTACGGTTTCATATAGAGATTCGACATCATCCTGTTCTTTTTGAAATTGTGTAAAGTTTTGTTTATGAAAAAACTTTGCAACTTTTCGAGTATACTTTTTAGGAATCTCGTAATTGTCTTCCACGGTTTGTAGAATGTCTTTAATCAAATCACGCTCGGCTTCCATGCGAGTTAGTGAAGATGAAATTTCATTCAATGCATCATTGATTTTTTTCAAATCAGCAGGCGAAGTTGGAAGTGTCCAATTTTGATTCTTATTGCTCATAATATATTAACCCTCGTATTTAGAACCAGCTTCAGTCGCAAGCCAATATTCAATTGGACTTGTTGCATTTTTGAAATGGGAGATACCCTTTGATGAAATCTCAACATCATATGTTCCGGAATTCATTTTAAGATTCTCTGTATTAAAGATGATTTTAAACTTTGCTTTTGTTTCTCCCACTTTAATTGAGAATAAATCAGAGTCTCCATTCTTTGCATCAGTTGTGCAAACTACAATTTCAGATCCATCACCAACAACAGCAATGTTAGGAAGTGCGAGCATACCAGCCAGCTTTAGAACCTTTGAATAGTTGTCGGCAGACAATTGAAATTTGATTTCAGCATTCTCTACTTTCAAATCCCTTGACGGAGGAGCAACAATCAACGATTCATCAGAAAGACCATAGACACATTTCGAAGTGCCGGAAACGATTAATACTTTTTTATCTTCCGAATTAAAAAAGATTTCAGGATTATCCATAGCGGAAACTACTGATAAGAATCGATTCATATCATAGATTACAAAATCTGAATCGAATGTCTCCGAGACGGTTGCTCTACCTAAAACGTTTTGTTGTTTTGATACTGTTCGAACAATGTTTCCAGCTTTGAATTGCATGCCAGGATTAATGTTTGCAAAATTCCGCAAAATATTAATCGTATTTTCACTTAGTTTCATTTTATAGTTTCCTCTTTAAATTTAATCGTCATAGAGCCATTACTATCCTGATATTGCATCGGATTAGTTAGAGTGGAAAAAGTAGACTTTTTCTTTTCTTCCTGTTCATGGACATGGAGCATCATAATAGCATAGTGAATGATTTTCATCAAGTCTTTCTTGTTCCGTCCATCTTTTTTGCCATATCGCTGTGCATACTTGAAAATATTTCCAATACAGAATCCTTCACCGTGACCAGCATCAATGATGAATTCTGTAGCCTGGAATTTATTTTGTGAATAGTGCTGACCATATGTCGCATCAATATAAGACTTCAGATCCTCCAAAGTCTTATCTTCATTATATCGATATTGAATCATAGTGGCTTACGTTTTCCTTTCAATCCAATTTCATGTTTTACAACATCTTCACCAGCGGTTGGCGAAGCACCAATTGCTGCAATTGCTTGCAATGAACCACCGAAGATATATGTGCCAGCATGTTTGAGTTTGATCCAAGGCAATAGCCAAACTTTAGCGCCAGCTTTACGAACCCATTGACAGAACATATAATCTTCCGACAAGTAACGCTTAGACTCTGGATCAATAACACAATCAAAGTAAGCCATGATTTCGCGAGAGCCATCAAAGTTAACTGTACGAACATGATCGGGTTTATAACTTTGCTCTGGGAATGCTGCATCATATTTTTCTAATGCTTCGCGGGTGATTAGCATAAAGCCAGTGCCACCCTCTTTCACTTCGACTGGTTGATCGATTCTAAACTGATTCGATCCATCTGCTGGATTGAAAACGTAGTCGCCAACGAATTCTTCCAATTGATTTGGATTCTCATCAGCATAACCCTTATCAACAGCCATTTTGATTTTCTCCCAAGAAATTGCTTTCTTAGGGTAAGGTCCACAAAGAACATCCATTTCTTTTCCAGTCAATGCAAAATGCATCATGACTAAAACGTCTTGGGCTTCGAAGTGAATATCAGAGTCAATGAACATCATATAATCGAATCCGCTTCGAACAAATTCATCTGTAAGATAATTCCTCGCTCGCTGCACAAGTGATTCATTAAAGATAAAAAACAATTTAGCTTCAATTCCATACTTGGTGCATAGGATCATAAGATCAGAAATTGCTTTAGTGTATGAACCATGACATTGCCCACCGTACATTGGTGTAGCAATGAATAATTTTTTGGTTCTTAGTTTTTGTAGGTCAAGTTCAAATTGCATAATATCTCCATGCTATTGTAAAAAGTGTATCATCTATTCTATGTATAAAAAAAGAGGCTACTTTTCGTAGCCTCAATGGCACTAATGCCAGGAGAAAATTAACTCTGTGGGAATGAGTCGGTGCCCTCAGGAACCTGTGGAGCAGGAGCAACTTCGACCTTAGCATCAATTTTGCTATACAGGTCAAGGAATGCAGTCTTGGACTCTGCATCAAAGCGGTTCACGCAGTACTTGATCGCCTCGAGTTTATCGCCGAAGATAGTGTACGCTTCTGCGATATGCACCAGACGGCGAGTGGAAATCAATTCATCAATTGCACCTTCTTCGAAGGTCTTGCGAATGATATCAGCCCACTTGACTAGGTTGTCTGCAAACTCTTTGTCTGCAATGCCAAGACTATCAAACACTTTCATTAGAATGCGAGTCTCGACCTTAGTGTCTGCATACTCTTGCTCGACGGTGATTGGGAACCGCTCTAGGAATGCATCATCAAGAATCGTCGCTGCCATGTAGCGACCAGTTTCATCACCTTTACCTTTTGTGTTGGCAGTGGCGATCACATTGAAACCAGCAACTGGTTCGACAAATTCACCAGTCTTTTTAACGAAGATACCTTTACCTTCAAGAACTGCTTGCAGACACATCAGTTTGTTGGAACCACGATCAATTTCATCAAGGATGAGAATCGCACCAGACTTCATAGCCTGCAGAACAGGACCATCAAACCAGCGAGTCTCACCGTCAATCAAACGGAAGCCACCGATCAGGTCATCCTCATCAGTCTCTGGAGAAATGTTCACTCGCAAGCATTCGGTCCGAGTGGCAGCACAAGCCTGTTCGACCATCAATGTCTTACCGTTACCAGACAAGCCAGAAACGAAGACTGGGTAGAACC